GATGAAGCCGCTCGTTTTCGTGGGGGTCGACACCGGCCTCGACGGGGCTTTCGCTGCCCCGGCCGCTGGCGCGTGTGCTCGAGCTGCGCAGCGCTCCCGTACTTCGACCTGCTGCGCAAGCGGGTGCCGATCAAGGCGCCGACGGTCAACCCAGAGTGGCTGCCGCTGGCCATCGCAAGGATCGCCCTGAAGTTCGGGCAGGTCGGCCGCGCGACGCTGCACGACGACGGGACGCCCGAGTCGGACACGACCCACACGGTGATGCTGGCGATGCTGGGGATGGAGTTCGCTCCGCGCGTCGGCTGCGACCCGGGGCTGACGGCGCAATTCGCCGTCGTGCACGACCTGCCCGAGACGTACGCGGGCGACACCAACACCGCGCGGGGGCTGACCGCAGAGGAGGCCGAAGCCAAGGGCGCCCGCGAGGAGGCGGCGACAAAGCGCCTGGCCTCGGAGATCGGCGGCGGCCCGGTGATGTCGATGCTGCGCCGGTACGAGGCCCAGAGGGAGCCCGAGGCCCGACTGATCCGCTACCTCGACAAGGTGCTGCCGAAGCTGACGCACTACCTGAACGGGGGCCTGGCCCTGCGCAAGCTCGGCATCACAGCCGAGGAGCAGGCGCAGAAGCATGCGCAGCAGGGCGCGCAGCTGGCCGCCGAGTACCCGGAGATGGATGAAGTGCGGCGCCTGTTCGTCGATGCCTGCGCCCTCGTGGAACGAGGCATCGAAGCCGGCGCCGTGGTCGTCACGTCCCGTTGATGCTGACGGTGTTCAGCGCGGCGCGGATGATCGTGAAGTTCGCCGTCGCCGGAGCGAGCTGCGGAACGATGTCGCCTGCCGGCTCGACGAGGCAGTTGGCCGGCACCAGCACCTGCGGGACCCGCTTCATCGACGCGAAGATCAGCGCGCGCTCGAGGGTCGCGCCCGGGGCGAGCAGATTGATGTCGGCGACGATCTGCGCCCGCACCTGCTCGATGACCTGGATCGTGTTTGCGCCCGCAACGAACTGCAGGCCTTCGATCACGATGTTGGGGTAGTACGGGACGCCGCCCTTGACCGACAAGGGGACGCCGAGGGCGCGGTAGTTGTCGAGGTTGGACGCGGTCCGCTCGGTCAGCGCGCGATTGGCCTGTCCAGCGGCATCGGCGACGAGCACCGAGCCCCGGTAGCGCGGCAGGGTGTCGTAGGGGTTCAGGAGTTCGGTCGCCGTCGCCTGCGTCACGCCGCGGGTCGTCCGGGCGCCCTCCTCGATGGCGAAGCGGGTCCCCCGACGGGCGGAGCGGTAGAAGCCCTGCGCGCGCGCGCCGTATTCGGCGTCGGTCTCGTCGACGGTGCCGCCGCTCGCGTACTCGCGGTTGGTGACCTGCATCGAGCCCGCGGTGTCGAGCGCGCTCACGATCTGGACGATCGTCTCCTTGTCGACGTTGCCGATCGGGCCCGCCGTCAGGCACTGCGCCAAGACGGTGATTTCCTTGCCGCCGACGCCGCCCGGGTAGACGGCGCTCACGACCGTCTGGAACGTCAGGCCCGCGCCGGTGGCCACGAGGGTGCCGGACGGGATCGGGAACGACGGGTCATCGACGGCACCGCCGATCTTGGTGAAGCCGACCTTGACGATCGAGACCTCCGCCTCTTGGCGGCCGGCGAGCTCCTCCCCGATGTTGTTGTAGACCCAGCGGTCCAGGACGGCGCCGCCGATCTTGATCGCCAGCGGCAGGCTGATCTCGTTCCACTGCTGCTGGCTCGCGCGACTCACCTCCTCGCCCATGGTCGCGGCGGCGTCGAGCACGGCCCAGACGCTGGAGCCGACGGCGCGGGCAATCGCCGGGGTGAACGGGGACGGCCCGATGGTGACCTTGCGGATCGCCGCCTCTCGGAGGTCGGCGGACGTGGGGAAGATGGCCATGGTCGCGGGCTCCTACTTGGTCGGGTCGATGCGAAGCTCGAGCGACATGTCGCGCTGCCCGAGAGGCTTCACGCGCACGGTCAGCTCGATGAAGTAGTCGCCCTCGAAGTTGATGACGCGGAGGGTGGCGCTCGCCGCCTCGACATCGGGCTGCTTCTGGATCTGGCCGGCGATGCGGTTGGACAGCTGCTGCAACTCGGTCGGCCGGACGATGGTCTTCAGGCGCACGCCCGCGCCGAAGTCGGGCGCCGAGGTCCACTCACCCATGTCCGTGAAGATGATCCGGATGATGCGCTTCCGGAGGCTGCGCAGCTCGGGCTCGAGGGCGATGTCGCGGCTGTCCGTGTAGCGCCAGATTCCGGACGCATCGAGCTTGTCGTCGTAGCCGTCGTCGAGGTCGCGGTACAGGCCGACGGTCGACACCTTCAGGGCGAGGTTCGGGCCGTGGTACGGCGCCTGGAAGACGAACCCCTTGTCGCCGACGAACTGCTCGCACTGCTCGCCGTGCAGGTCGCCCACGGCGCGGAGCGTGTAGCGGACGCCGTCCTCCATGGTGGTGTCGGCGGTGATGTGGATCTGCTTGCGGTCGATGGGGTCGACGTGACAGCGGAAGATCCCGATCGAGCGGGTGGGCACGACGAGGCCGGGCGGAACGACGCCCTCGATCGTCGGGTCGATGGGGGTCAGGCGCCAGTTGTTGCGGTTGATGGCCGAGCGCAGGCCCGCGCGGTCGTTCTGGAGCGGGATCTTGTCGAACACGGCGATCACCCGGTTGGTGCTGGCCACGAGCACCCCGAAGACCCCGATCAGGCCAGGGCCGCCAAAGGGCGTCAGGCCGTAACCGAAGGGGCTCACGCCGTACTGACTCACGGGTCAAGCTCCACGGTGACGTCGAGGTCGTCGAGCGGCTCCACGTCGACGGTCAGGGCGTCCTCGTCCAGGGTCTCCAATTCGAACACGGGGGCAGTGTACCCGCGCGGGCGAGCGCCGGGCGAGCGCGATAAAAGATTCGCAAGATGCTTGACAGCCGGAGGGCATCATATTACAGTCTGTTCATGCCCGCCACCAAGAACGCCACCGCCGCCGACCTCGCCGCCCGCAAGACTGCCCTTCGCGCCGAGCGCATCCGCCTGTCCGGCCTTCTGCAGGCCGCGAACGCGGAACACAAGGCGCTCAACCGCACCCGCGGGCCGCTTGGCCACGGCGTGGTCTTCCATGCCGACAGGGATGCCAAGGCGGCCGCGCTACTCACGCGAATGGCGGAACTGCGGGCCGACCTGGAGCGGCTTGCCTGACCGACCCCCGCCTCGACCAGCCCCGGATGCGCGAGCACGGGGCTCGAGGCGCGCATGGACCACGACATGACCGCCGCACACCAGCTACCCACCATCGAGCCCGCCCAGCCCTCCGACCTCCTCCGCGCCCTCAGCGTGATCGGCCTGGCATGGTCGGCCAGCCTCCCCGCACCCGCGGAGGCTGTCGACGAAGCCCTCGCGCTGGACCATGACGGCCTGTGGCGGGCGCAGGAGATTCTCCCCTTCGCCCCGGAGGGCCTGACGCTCTCGGAGGCGCTCGGCATGACCTGCGCCGTTCTGTGGGCCTCCATGGACGAGGCGAAGGCCTTCCGAGCCCCCGTGCGCCTGTCCCCGACGGCCCGGGCCCCGGGCTCGCGCCGCTGGCTGATCCGTCTCCCCGGCTTCGAGGAGGAGACCGAGGTCACGGCTGCGGAGGGGGCCGGCCTGCTGCGCGCGCTGCTGGTCGTTCGCCGCATCCTCTGGCCGACGCAGGCCTGGACGCGGCGCGACCAGATCGCCGCGACGATCGAGCTCCACCTGCGCGCCATGGATGCCGAAATGCGCGGTCCGGCGCCGGTCGTGACCCTGACCCCGGCCGTGAACCCCAGCGACATCGGGAGGAACTGGTGATGCGCTACCACGTCGTCGCCCTCACCCCGGCCGGCCACCGCGAGGTGCTCTGCATCGTCCACGGGTCCGGCGGCCTGACCCTCGCAGGCCCCTCCGCTCTCCGGGCGCTCGAGTTCCGCATCGAGCACGCGGGAGAGACCCGCCCGTCGCGGCCGTTCGACGACGGCACCGTGCCGATCTACGTCGTGCACCACGCCCGCGGCTGCATCTGCGCCACCGCCTCGCTGGTCGGCGCGAAGGTCCGTGAGGCGACCGAGGCCGAGCTCGAGCAGTTTTCCGAGCGGTGCCGAGCACACCGGGCCAGCCCCGACTTCGAGCGCGCGGCCTATGACGGCGGCGGAGCGGTCGACCTCGACACCGCGATCGACATGTCCGAGCGGCTGGACCTTTGGGATGTGACGGGATTCGCCCGTCTCGCCAGCATGAATCCCCACACGGCGCCCAGCGTCGAAGCGAGCTCAGCATGCGACGCCTGATCACCCTGCACATCGGCCGCGGCCTGAACCTCTACCGGCCCGTCCTGCGCGTCTCCGCCTTCCTGTCGTGGGTGAGCGGGGTCGACTGCCTGTCCCCTGCATTCATCGACCTCCCGATCTCGGGCCGCGTCCCGTTCCAGCTCGAGGGCCTGCACCCGGTCGACGCGGCCGCGCTGGCGAAGCGCCTGCTCGCGCGCGGGCTGGAGCACCCATCGCTCGCCACCAATGACGCGAGCACGATCAACGCGATCGCCGAAGCGTGCGGCGAGGGTGAGCTGCGGATCGTGTCGCACTCGATGGGCGCGGCGCGGGTCTGGGACATCGACGAGATGATGGCATTTCATTCCGCGCGGGCCGCTGGCTCGCCGGTCTCGCCCGCGGCGATGCTGGTCAAGCTCGGCCTGTGGGTCTGATCTCCGGCCGGCCATAGGGGCCGGTCGCGTGGCGCGGCTGCGGCCGCAGGGGAGGGTGGAGCGATGAAAGTGCAGATCCTGTCGGAGTTGATGAAGCAGGCCGAGATGTTCACCATGGGGCTGAACCTCGCGCGGAGCTTCCGCGGAGGTGCCCGCACGGGGCGCTTCTCGATGAAGCTGATCGACCAGGCCCAGGCCTGGGGCGTGGTCGGCAAAGCCTGACCGAGGCGCGCCATGGACGGCGCGCATGAACATCGCCCGAAGCGGGCTCGTCTGTGGCGGTCCATGCAGATCACCACGAGCAAGTCCGACATCCTCGCCGCGCTCGCGCCGGCAACCTCCGCGACCGCGCGCGGCAGCAAGGCCGACAAGATGCAGTCGTGCATCTTGATCAACGCCGACCGCGACGGCGCCCACTTCACCGGGACCGACATGCTGCTGACGATCAGCGCGCGGGTCGGCGCGACGGTCAACATCCCCGGCGATCTTTGCGTCCCCGCCGGGTCGCTGCAGCGGATCATCAACACCTTCCCGTCGGGCGGCGTCTCGCTGCGCCGGCTCGACAACAACTACCTGGAGATCAAGTCGCTGGCGCCCAAGAGCAAGGTGCTGGTCAAGGTCCAGGGCTACCCGGCGAGCGACTTCCCGCTGCGCGATGTGGTGCCGGAGGGTGGGCAGGTCGCCAGCTTCCCGGCCGCGCACCTGCGCCGGCTGCTGGACGCGACGCTGTACGCCGTGTCCGGCGAGGAGACCCGGGCGAACATCTGCTGCATCCACATCGAGCGCGAGGGCGCGACGGTCCACGTGGCGACGACCGACGGCCACCGGATGATGCACGCGGCGATGCCCCTGGCCTTCCCCGAGCTTCCCGCAGGCGCCGGAGGGGCCCAGTCGCTCAACCTGCCGAAGCGGCCGGCGACGGTCCTGGCCAGCTACCTGTCCGATGGGGCCGACTGCGAGGTGCGCGTGTCCGGCAAGTTCGCCGTGTTCACGGTGGGGCAGCTGCGGGCCGTGGTGAAGCTCGCCGACGTGGTGTTCCCGCCGTGGCGCACGATCTTCCCGGTCGAGCACAAGCACACCTGCCGCATCCCCCGGCGCGACCTACAGGCGATGATCGACAGGGCGCTGGCAATGGCCGAGTCGACGTCGCACATGGCCCGGTTCACCTTCACCGCCGGCACCGCCGGGTCGGGAGAGGTCTCGCTAACCGCGGACAATCCCGACATGGGCGTGCTCCACGACGCGCTCGACAAGGGCGTCATCATGGACACGGGCGCCGTCGTCTCCTCGATGAATGCCGCGTACATCCACGACGCGATCACGCACATGCCCGGCGACACGATCGTGTTCCGGCTGAACGGCTCGTCCGAGGTGTCGCTGATCACGAGCGAGGGCCACGACACCGCGGACGGCTTCACCGCGCGCGCTCTCGTGATGCCGATGAAAACGCCCTGAGTGAAGGATCGATCGCCAGGCTGCGTCGACTACCCACCATGAGCAACACATCCATCATCCCTCCGGGCGGCGAGCAGCCGGCCGGCAATTTCAACGTCTTCGCCTCGGTCGATGTCGACGGCGTGGACCTGAAGCTCGTCTATTCCAGCGGGCCCATGACGCACGTCGTGGTCGGGGCCGGCGACGCCATCACCGGCAAGAAGGTGTCCTGGCTCGGCTGGGCCCAGACCGTCAGCGAGGTCCCGGCGCACGAGGTCCCGGCGACGGCTCGCCGCCTCGGACGCGAGCTGCTGGACTTCTCCAACACCGCCGAGCTCGCCGTCGAGTGCATCGAGGAGCTTCGCCGGATGGCGCGCTTCGCCGAGGGCCAGCGCGAGCGCTTCGCCAAGGACCGGGAGTTGTGCACCCTGTACAAGGGGCAAACGCTCGGCCTCGCCACCGCGCTGCCGCTGCTCGAGGTGCTGGCGGACCGGCTGGGCGTCGGGCTCCCGCAGAAGGCCCACGCGCTCCAGGAGGCGCGCAACGCCGCCGAGCAGCCGCTGTCGTTCGCGCAGGGCATCGCCGGCGTGGTCGGGGCAATCGCCGACGGCCTGGGCGACCGCGCCGAGGTCGAGGTGCTGGTCGTCCCCGCCGCCGCGGTCGCCTGACCTACGCCTCTTTCGTGACCTCGAGGGACGCCGACCACGTGCCCTCGAGCGGCCGGCGGATGTCGGTAGGGTCCTCGGTCGAGTAGATCTCGAGGTCGAAGTAACCGGAGCCGCGCCCGCCCATGTAGCGCGTGGTGTCCGGCGTCAGCGTTACGCGGATCTGGCCCTTCGCCGCGTTGACGATGTCGCAGTCGGCGACCCACATCGCCGGCTGCGAGTAGTCGTAGGCCTGCAGTCGGAACTGGCACTGCGCCGTGTAGTCCGTGAGGTTGAAGGCCTTCCCGGTCTTCTTGTCGCGCAGGGTCACGAGGACCCGCAGGCGCGCGCCGGCCTTGATCAGCCACTCGGTCTCGCTCTTGATGGACGGGCAGGAACAGCTCATATCAGGTCGCTTTCACGCGCATGTAGAACTCGTAGTCCGACGACGCGCCGCCGTTGTTTCTGACCTCGATCGTGAACTTTGAGTCGGCCAGGCCATTCGCATCGTCGGCGATCGTCACGTGGTAGTGGATGCGGTGCCCGGAAGTGGCGTCGATATTGGGGAGCGCCAGCACCAGCACCGCGTTGGCGTAGATCTTGAAGTCGGTGTCGGCGCTGCTCGACGAGTTGATCAGCATGTACTGCAGCACGCCCTCGTCCATGTTGGGCGGCAGCTGCACCTCCAGCACCTCGGTGTCGCCCGCGCCGACGGTGAGCGTCAGCGGGTCGCCATCGCGGTTGTCGTAGGCCTGCAGCATGCGCCGCAGGTCGGGCGACCACCCCTCGGTGTTGAAGACGCCCGGGCCGGTCGCGTAGTTGCTCTGCGCGGCCTCCTTGGTGGCGGGGTGTCGATGGCCCGCGGCGTCGCGGACGATGACCGAGCGCTCGTCCACCTCGTCGCCGGCCTCGCCCATGTCGAGCCCGGCGTTCACGGTGAGCTTCACGAGGTAGGTGCCGTGGACGTCGGGCGTGAAGGTCGGCGCCTCACCCGTCGTCGTCGACAGGATCGCCTCGCTGTTGAAGGGGCGCTCCAGCACCCAGCGCCGGCTTCGCACGCCGTTCGTCGTCCCGTTGCGCAGGGTCACCGGCTCGCCGAGGAGGATGTCGTCGCGCGAGACCCCGGGCGTCCCGTTGTTGATGCTGTTGGCCGCCTGGTCGATCCTGATGAGAGCGCTTGCCACGGCGGCAGTGTATCCCGCGCGGGGCGCTGCTGCTGAGCCCGCTAAATCGTCGCGTGACGCTTGACGGCCGGGGCTGGTCACCGCACACTCTGGCGCATGCCCGAAGAGACCCCCTATGTGCGCGCGCTGGCGATGAAGGACGCAGGCGCGTCGCTGCGCGAGATCGGGGAGGCGCTGGGCGTCTCCCGCCAGTATGCGCACCAGCTGCTGCAGCGAGGCGAGGCCCCGGCCGCGGCGGGCGTGAAGCACGGCACGGTGGTGATGCTGTCCGGCGGGTGCACGTGCTCGGCCTGCGCCGCCATGCTCGCGACCATCCAAGCGGCCGTCCCCGAGGTCGTGAAGCGGCTGCGCGCCGGCGCCTCGCTGGTCGAGACGACCCGGGCGACCGGCTTCGCCGTCGCGCGCTACGTCACCGCCACCCGTGGGGTCGCCACGCCGCCGGAGGCGCTCGCGCAGCTCGTGGCGGTGTTCGATGAGACCGCCCCGCTGCGCCCGCGTGGGCGGCCCAAGGGCCCCGCCGCGACGCTCTCGTCCAAGGACCTGGCCGCCTGAGCTACCGCGGCGCCGAGACGGCCTGGGCAGCTGACATCGCGGCGCTGGTGATGCTGGTCGGTTTCGGCACTGCCTGGAAGGCCGCCAGGGCCGGAGCGGCGGCGGCGGAGATGGCCGGGATGGCAGCGAGCGCCGCGACGAGGGTCTCCAGCGCGGTCACGTAGGTGAAGAAGACCGGGTCGATCGCGGCGTTGCTCTGGTACGGGTCGCTCGCCCGCACGAGGCCGTGGGCGATGCCCTCGTATGGCGGCTCGGTCAAGTTGCCCCCGGGCTCCGGGATCGGCGGCAACATCGGCGCCCCCGGGGCCGGCTCCTCGCCGACCACCGTCTCGGGGACCGCGGCGACCTCCGGCCCCGCGCCGAGCACGATGTGGTCGCCGTCGACGAGCACGTACCCGCCAGCGGCCTTGATCAGGACACCGGCGCCGCTGTGCGCGACGATGTCCCCCGACCCGCGCGTCTCCAGCACGAAGACCGTGTTCGGGTTCGACTGGATGAATTGCACCCGCCGGGCGAAGCGGGCGTTCGTCCCCTCGTCGAACACCGGACCCTCGACAGGGATCGAGCCGCCTGCGACCGACGCCGGGAGCGGGTCGTTGTCGTCGTGGAGCTTGCCCACGATCATCGCCGCGTTCGGGTCGCCGTTGCAGGCGATGAGGCTCACCCGGTCGCCAAAGTTGAACACCTCGTAGCTGTCGGCGACGTTGACCCTGGCGACCACCTGCCCGCCGCCCGGCTGCAGCGTGCACTCGACGTACGCCTGCCCACCGCGCAGAAACCAGTAGGCGATCGTCTCGTCGGGCAGCCCGTCCTCGTCGACCACGTGCCCGATCGTCGCGTGCATGGCCCCGGGCATCGGCGCGGCGCCGCTTCCCCCGCTGGGCGTTGGCGTGGGGCCGGAGATGCGGGGCGGGCCCGAGGTCGTGACGGAGCGGGTGATGGCCATGAATCGAAGGTACCACCGGGCCGTCTGGCCCTGCATGGAAGCTCTCTATCAGTCCGTGTACGCGCAGGTCTTCGCCTCGAAGTGGTCCAACCTGAGCAACTACCCGCTGGCCACCCGCATGGCGCTCGCGCGCGAAGATGCCGAGAACGCCGCCGCAGCCGCGGTCTCGGGTTTCTCCTTCTCGGCGCAGGACAAGGTCGTCGCGGCGAAGGGACAGCAGCCGTGAAGCTCGTCTACGTCGCCGGTCCCTACCGCGCCACGACCGTGTGGGGCGTCGAGCAGAACATCCTCGCGGCGCAGGCCGTGGGCGCTCAGGTGCTCGCCATCGACGGCCTGCACCCGGTGATCCCGCACATGAACACCCGCCAGATGGAGGGCATCGCCAGCGACGAGCAGGTGCTCGCTGGCACCCTGGAGATGCTGCGCCGCTGCGCCGGCGCCGACGAGATGCTGATCCGCCTCGGGCCGAGCACGCGGCCACGGCCATGAGCAAGACGAAGCACGGGCGGCGCTACAGCGTCGGCGGCCGCCAGCTGCGGGGCTGGGCCGCCCGCGCCCTCGTCCGGGCGCGCGACGGCGACGGCTGCCACCTCTGCGGCGAGCTCGTGCACGAGGGCTTCGAGCAGGGAGACCCGGAGCAGGCGACCCTGGACCACCTGACCGAGCGCGCGGCGGGAGGCGACAGCGACATCGCGAACATGCGGCTCGCGCACCGCTCCTGCAACGAGCAGCGCGGGCAGGAGTTCGACCGACTGCGCCGCGACGGCACCGCGCTCGCCACCCTGATCGCCAGGGTCTGCGGGATGCTCGAGCAGGCTCAGGGCCCGTTCGTGATCGCGTCGATCGACCAGCGGGCGTCGAGGTAGTTGGTCGCCTTGATCTGGAACTCGAAGCCGCGGGCCGCGTCCCAGCCGACGATCACGTCCTGGCAGTAGAAGTCGGTCTGCGTCGACGGGTCGACGGTCGCCAGCGCGGCGCGGTAGGCGATGGCCGGCGCCACGGTCCCGCCCCCGACGATCTTCGCCTGCAGCTCAGGCACGCCCATCGCCGCGATCTCGGACGAGAGGCTGATCTGTCCGTTCTCGGGGACGGCGGGGTCGACGATGCAGCGCACCGGGTCGGCGGGCAGCATGTACAGAACGTCGGCGCCGGTCTCGTCGTTGTCCTGCAGCGGGATGCCCGAGGCCAGGGTCGTGGTGATGTCGACCGAGAACTCGCCGCGGGCCAGCTGCTCGTAGTAGCTGTAGGCGATGGCGTCGGCGATCTCCTGCGCCTTGGGGCCGCTGATGTCGTCGATCTCGAAGACCTTGCGCTCGGGCCGGTCGCCGTCGCCGCTCGGGGTGGCGACGTTGGCCTTCTTCTTCTGGACCGGCATCGGGGGGAAGTTGCCGATGATGGCCTTGCCGGCGGTGCTGTCCCACGCTCGCACCTGGACATACGGGATCGGGACCCCGCCGAGTTGCTTGTGGATCTCCATCCGCTTGACGTTGCGGCCCTTGGCGAAGGTCCTGATGGGCGCCAGGCTGGACCCGTAGTAGGTGGCCGGGTCCAGGATCACGAGCTCGGCGGCGGGCAGCGCCAGGCCGATGCCCGGGATGTTCACCGGCGTGCGCCCCGGGCGGATGTTGGCCTTCAGGCCGGCGCTCACGCACAGGTCCGTGATCATGTCCCAGACCTTTTGGCGGGCGACCTTCGGGGCGCGCTTGGGCACCTTGACCGTCTTCTTCTTCGAGGTCATCCACTGCGGCGTCTTGAACTCCGCGAGGGTCGGCATCCGCTTGCTCTCGACCACGATCTCGAGCCCGCGCATGCCGGGCAGGCCGAAGTAGACCAGCCCGTCGCCGAACAGGAGGTACTTGATCGCGTCGGCGAGCGTGGTCTCAATGGGCAGCCTGCGGAGCATGTTCTCCGGGCATTCGGCGTCGAGCAGGAAGCCGGTCGTGTCGCGGGCGGCGATCTCGATGCGCTCGTTCTGGTCGAACTTCGCGCTCCAGTCGTCGATGAAGCCGCGGAAGATTTCGTTGCTCTGGCCGGCGAACTCCCAGCCCTGCGGCACGACGTCGGGGAGCAGGAGGCCCTGCGCGCCGACAGGTCCGCACGCTCGCGCGAAGTCCTCCGAGGACACCATGCCGGCGAAGACCTGGATCGTCGCCGCCTTCAAAATCTGTGGGTTGAAGGGGAGCTGCGCGTATAGGATCTCGACCTTCGCGGTGTCGGCCTTGCGCGGGCTGTTGCGCTCGACGGTGAACGACAGGGGCACGATGTCGAAGCCCACGCTCTTGAAGGTCCCGATCGGTATGTCGTGCACGATGCCGAGGGAGAAGGCCTCGGGCCCGGTGCCGGCCGGCGGCAGCGCGGGCGGAATGACCGGAGTGCTCTTGAAGTCCTCGAAGCGGACCTGGATCCGCACCTTGGCGGCGGGGTAGCGGACAGCAGCCATGCGGCGACTGTATCAGGTCAGCTTCGGGATCCGCAGCAGCCGCCCGGGCGAGACGAGGGACCCGGACAGGCCGTTGAAGTCGGCGATGTCGGTCCAGTTCTCGGGCCGGCCGTAGTACAGCGTCGAGATGCTGCGCAGGTTCTGGTTGGCCTGGGTGACGTGGGTCGCCTGGACCTGCTTCGTGAAAAACGCCTCGAGCTCCTGCTCGCGCTCCGCCGCGAGGAAGGCCAGCTCGAGCAGGAGCAGCCGCGCCTCGTTCTCGGCGGCGGCGAGGAAGGCCTGGGCCGTCGCGCTGTCTCGGCCGCGCAGCGCCGAGCCGTTGCGGTCGAACAGGTCCAGCAGGTCGCGGCAGGCGAGCTTCAGGCCGATCGCTGCGGCGCGGATGCTAGCCACGATGTCGAAGGGGTTCAGCGTCTGCGACAGCATCTTCTGCAGCGTCTGCACCAGCGCCGTGATCAGGTTGAGCAGGCCAGCGATGGGCGCGGTGAAGCTCTGGAAAAACTGGGCGGCCAGGTAGTCCGCCGTCAGCAGCGCGTTCAGGAGCTTGGACAGCAGCGCGTTCAGGGCCTTCAGGAAGCCGAGCACGTTCGCCTGCTTCTTGACCGCGATCGGCTGGGCGTCGGTGTCCCCGATCCACTGGAACTCAAGCTCGTAGCCGATGTCCTGCTCGCGCTTGTGGGGGAATATGGCCTTGGTCAAAAAGCCGTACCGGACGATGGAGCCCCACTCGACGCGTAGCAGCGCGCCCGACCGGCGGATGAGCTCCATCGCGTCCCGGACGGTCCTGGCGAGGTACGCCTGCTGCGACCCGGCCGTCGCGCCGCCGGAGGTGAAGCTGGTGCCGGCGACGATGCTGTTGGCCCCGGGCGGGGGCGGCTTGCCCGCGGCGCCGACGGGTGGGAATCCGAGGAGGTACGGCGCGTTGCCGTCCTCGAAGAGGAAGATATCATTCCACTCGCCGGTGACCTCGGTCGGCAAGTACTTCGGGCCGATGACCTGCGCGTACGCCACGGGGTTGCCGGCGAAGTAGTCGATGACGACCGACTGCTCGCCGCCGAAGGTGATCGGCTGGCGGGGCAGAGAGCGCCCGCGCAGCACGATGGTGCGCTTCATGCCGTTGGTTTCAGCGATGACGAAGGGGAAGGCCATGGATCACCCCATACCACCGACGGTGTCAGAGCCCGAGACCGTCGGCCGCCGGGCCAGGTTCTCGATCGGGGTGATGAGCGCGGACAGGGCCCGGTCGGGGTCCTCGCCGCGCAGGTCGATGTTCTGATAGAGGTTCTGGACGTTGACGCGCGGGCCCTTGGGGGTCTTCTTCTCCTCCTCCTTGGGCTTGAACGCGTCGAGGATCGAGGCGGTCACGGTGTCGGTCCACGAGGAGATGTCGCCCTCGTTCAGGCTCTTGATGTCCGTGGCGCGCCACGACTTCGCCGCCTCGTTGATCTTGTCGGCGAGCTGCTGGGCGTCGTCGCCGAAGGTCCGGCCGCGGCTCAGGAAGCCGTTCGCATACTCGGCCTGGACGCGCTTCTGCGAGCCCTCGAAGCTCATGCCCTCCTCGTCCATCAGCTGCTTCTGGCGCTTCGCCACGCGCTCGATGTCCGACTCCCCGAAGGTCGACTCCCACAGGTTCGCCAGCTTGCCGATGATCGTCAGCATGCCAGCGGCGACCTGCGCCATGATGGCGACGCCCTCCGACAGGCCGTTGATGATGCTGGTCGCCATGTTGATCGCCTTCTGCATCATGGTCGCCCCGGTCTGGCCGCCGATGAAGGCCTCGCCGAGCCGCTTCAGTCGCTCCCACAGGATGAGGGCGGCGACGATGAGCGGGCGGATCGACAGCGACCCGTCGTTGAAGCCCTGGACGATGCTGGCCGATAGCTCGCTCCACTTGCTGGCGATGTACGCCGCGATGCCGCCGGCCGCGATCAGGGGGATCGCCAGCAGGGCGAACGCCGCGGCGGCCATCAGGATCATGGGCACGAGGATCAGGCCGAACTTGGCCATTGAGCCGAAGGCGCTGCCCAGCGAGGTGAAGAGGCCGAGCGAGCTCGACACGGCGCCGCCGCCGGAGAAGCTCTTGAAGAACTTCGAGGTCGCGGTGGCGGCCTTCCCGATCCCTGAGATGCCGTCCCTCGTCGCGCCGTACGCCGCCTTGGCCCCGCGCGCCACGCCGCCGACGGCCCGGCCGGCTGCAGCTGCGGCGATGAGGCCGGCGCCGACCATCATCCTGGCCAACATGAACGTCGCGGCGCCGCGGATGAGGGCGCCGGCCACCTGGAAGGCCTGATACACGCGGTTGGCGACCGCGTAGGTGTTCTCCTGGACGTATCTGAAGCCCTGGCTGATCCGCTCGAGCGCGCGCTCGACTGGCTTCGCCATGAGGCTGCCGATCTGGCCCGCCATGACGACCATCTTGGCCGTGCGGTTCTTGCCGAGGAGGCTGTTCGGGTCCTCGGTGTGGCGGATCGCGGCCTTCTTCACCCTGTCGAAGATCGGCGCCATCACGGCGTTGCGCACCTTCTTGACCGACGACAGGGCCGACGAACTCGCGCCTTCCCACGATGCCGCGTACATCTTCGCCAGCGCCGGGCCGCCGCGCCTGAAGCTCTCCTCGACGAGCCGCATGCGGTCCTCGCCGGAGAGCTTGTTGAAGGCCATGGTCAGCTTGTCGCCGGTCAGGCCCTCGGCGAGCAGGTTCCCGGCGCCCGCGGTCTTCTTCATGGCCACACCGACGTCGGCGATGACCGGGGCGAGGCGCTTCCAGGTGTCCATTTCGGCGCCCGCGCTGCCCGTCAGGATGCGGCCCATCTGCGCGCCCGACGTCATGAAGTCGCCGCCGGTCAGCGTCGGGGTGAACAGCGCCAGGTTCTGCGTCATCGTCATGATGCGCTTCATGTCGCCGGTGACCGAGCGGGCGCCGGGGAGCATGTTCTGGAACATCTTCGAGACGTCGTCGAGCTCGCCCGGGGACGAGTCGGCGATGTCGTTCAGCTCGCGCATCGCCTGGGCGGCGACCTTCAGGTTCGCCCCGATCTGGTCGGTCGCGCCTGCGCTGTGGTTGTACAGCTGGAGGGTGCCGGCGAGGGTCGACTGCAGGCGCTCGGTCGACGCGGCGGCAGCGAGTCCGCCCTTCGCCAGCATGCCGGCGGCGACGCCGGCCGCCGCAGCTCCAGCCGCGCCCGCGCCCTTCGTGATCGCGGCGGCGGTCTGGAACGCCCCGGAGCCGATCGAGCGCCCGAGGTTCGACACGCTGGAGTTGATGCCGCCGATGTTCGACTGCATCGACTTCAGCTGCTTGTTCGCCGCGGCGACGCCCGAGGGGAGATTCCCCCGGGTGCTCATCTCGGCGGCCAGCTTGTAGATCGTGGAGACGCTCATCTGTGCTGCCTGCTCGCGGCCTCGTTGGCCTTCTCCTCGCGGTCGATCCAGTACCCGCAGTGTTTGATGCGGCTCCGGAGCTTCGCTGTCGACCAGTGCATCATCGCGTCATAGTTGCAGCCGGGGACGTTCTTGGCGAGGTACATGACCCCGAGGAGGTGGTCTTCAACCTGCGCTGCCCAGTCGACCCGGCGCAGCGCTGCCCAGACGCGTCCGGCGTCTCTCGCCGGCGGACGGGTGTGGCTAACCCTTCCGCTGCATGCCGGCGAGGAACGTCTCCCCCTGGGCGTCCGTGATGGTGTGGAGGTGCGAGAAGGCCTTGTCGAGCAGCTTGCGGCCCTTGGGGCCGATGGCGTCCATCCACGCGGTGATGGTGTCGAAGTTGCGGCGCGTGTACTGGCCGCCGATCGCGTAGACCGAGGAAAGCATCCAGTGCTTCCCGATCTGGCCGCCGTCGAAGGTGCCGTTCTGGGTGGCGGCCTTCAGCGCGGCCTCCTCCTCGGCGGTGCTGAGCAGCGTCAAGGCGAAGGTGCGGTCGGTGTCCGGGCGGCCCGATGTCTTCCACGACTCGGGCAAGAACTCGGGCGGGATGGTGAAGGCGTAGTGCTCGCGCTGTTCGATGAACTGCGGCGGCACCCCGGCGAAGGTCGGCTGGATCGCCGCGGCGGTGGCCGGCGACGACATGTTCGGCACGGGCAAGCCCGTGTGCGGATCGATCTGGACGTTCTGCATGTTCCCTCTCCTCTACGCGCGTCTCGTCAGGGCTTGATGGTGAACTCGGAGCACTTGCCGTCGAGTTCCATCTTGCCGAAGTCCTTGCGGCTGTCGAAGCCGAAGGGGATGTCGGCGAAGGCGACGTCCTTCGCCATGAGGCTGGTCTTGTCGCCGTTCGGCCAAAGCAGCGAGCAGGCGATGTCGATGCGGACCGCGCCGCCCGCCCGGCGCTGGGCCTTCAGGACGATCGCGTTGATCAGGTCGAGCCCCTGGCGGTTCTCGCTGTGCATCTCGATCTTCAAGGCCAGGCCGTTGAACTTCGAGTCGTAGCGCATGGCGACCTCGCCGATGTAGTCCTCCTCCGAGCGCGCGAGCTCGAAGGTGAACTGGATCGACTTGATCGTCGTGATCTCGTTCATCAGCGCACCATCCTTGATGATGCGGACGGAGATGTCTTGGCCTGTGATGCGGTCGAACATGGCGTCTCGTTACTCCGTCTGGCTGATCTGGACGTTGGGGCCGGTCTCGATAAGCAGCACGATCGCCTTCATCAGGCCGTACATGCGGGAGCGGACCTTGAAGATCGGGATGCCCGCGGCGGTCTGGGCCGGGCTCGAGTCGTACTGCACGAGGTAGCTCTCGATGCGGGACTGCTCGGGCTGGCCGGGGGCCTGCAGGGTGTCGAGGAAGCCGTTCAGCTGGTCCTCGAGCGACGCCCGCTCGCGCGGGGTGTTGAGCCGGTCCTTGTACGGCGCCGCGACGCTGTAGGCGGTGTCGATCAGGAAGTCGGCGAAGTAGCGGCGGTTGTTGTCGCTGCGCGCCTTGTCGCTGCTCGGGTCGACGCTCGTCACGTCGCTCTCGATCTCCCAGCCGTTCGGCTTGGAGTAGCGGAGCGCGGCGATGCCCTTGGCCTGGAAGTCGATGTAATCGGCGTCCACGAGGTCGACGCCGCCGAGGTTCGGGTCGTAGGCGTCCTCGAGCGCGACGATCATGTTGAGCGCGCCGACGTTCGTGTACTTCTGCGCCTCGCCCGCGGAGCGCTCCGGCGGGATCTTGGACCGGATCATCGCCATGATGCCGTCGCTGTGGCGCTGGACGACGCCCGAGACGTTGAAGCCCTGGCCGCCGCTGACGCCCACCTCGAGGATCTCGGGGATCAACGCCTTATGGCCCGGGAAGCAGTAGGTCAGGCGGTCGTGCCGGCCGACGTTGCCGACCCCCACGCCCGCGTCGCCCTTGGCGACGGCGCGGGTGGTGCCGATGGGCGGGCCGTAGATGGCCTTGCGGCAGGTCAGGCCGGCCGCGGTCGCGGCGATGGCGTTGTCCCGGAGGAAGGCGCCGATGTTCGCCGAGCTGCGCGCGCTGACGACGATGTTGGCGGCGGCGCCCGGGCCGTTCTTGCCGAGTGTCCGGATCAGCGCGTCGCGGTAGCGGATGTCGAGGGCGCCGGGGGACAGGCGGGCGATCGCGTCGCTGTTCGTGACGGCGAAGGCGTCCGGCAGGTTCTTGTCGATGATCGTGTCCACGCCCGAGGCGGCCGAACCGAGCGCGGTGTCGTTGTCGACCCACGGGCGGACCTTCGCGTCGAACGGGCCGCCCTCCTCGTCGGTCACGACGTCCTGCAGGGTCACCCAGACCGTCGAGGTGGTGCTGTCCTGCACGCGGGTGCCGGCCGGGATGGTGACCTCGGCGCCCACGGCCGCCTCCGCCTTCACGCCGTCGAAGCCCAAGGTCTCGTAGACGCCAGCGATCGCCTGCAGCTTGCCGCTGCCCGGGGTCGCGTCCTCGGTCACCCAGAGGTAGCCCTTGCTGTCGACGTAGGAGCCGACGCCGGCCAGCGCCTCGAAGATGGAGGCCGCCTCCGCCGCGGTCACGGCGTCGATGTCGGCCACGTTGCCGTCGCCGTAGTCGATGGTCGCCAGGCCGGTCGTGGTGTGGGTGATCGAGACGTCGCCCGGGGAGACCTCGAGGAAGACGCTCGCCGTGAACAACACGTTGTTGTCGCCGGCCGCCTTGAAGCTGGTACCGCCGACCGAGGCGAAGGTGATGCCGGGAGGGGCCGGGTCGAGCGCCTGGGCGGCGGCGAACAAACCATTACACAGGTTGGCCTCCACGGCGTCGGCCGACGTGTACTCGATGTCGAAGTTCGTCAGCACGCCGTCCACGTACATGGCGATGCGCATCGTGTAGTCGCCGACCTGGGCGTTCACGGCGGCCCAGGTCCACACATCGGCGACGGGCGCGGCGACGAATCCGAGGGTCGTCACGGCGGTCCCGCCAGCGATCTCGATGTAGCCGGAGGTGCCGCGAATGACGCTGCGCAGGCTGATCTCGCCGCCGTTGGCGAACGCGATGTCGATCGCCGCGACGAGGTTGATGCGGGCGATGCACTCGGCCGCGGTCTGCTCTTGGTCGGTGAAGACGATCGGCGGGAGGGTGACGCCGTCCACGACCAGCAGGAGGGTCTCGCCGCCGGTGAAGTTCGTCGGGAAGGTGCCGCTGACGCCGTTGATGGCGGCCTTGTTGGCGAGGAAGGTGCCGATGACGTTCGCGGCGTCGTTGCGGCGCCAGGTGACGGCGTCGTTCGGCTCGAGGTCGAAGGTCCCCTGGCCGCCCTTCTTCGCGGCGAGGCGGCGGAACTGGACGCTGCCGGCGCTGTTGTCGACGCGGCAGACGACGAGCGCGGCAAAGCTGAGCGCGGTCCGCCAGATGTGCAGGTTCCCGTTCCACAGTTCGGTGCCGCCGCTGCGCCGCGCGACCACGCCGCTGTACTTGCCCTCGCTCGTCAGGTGGCCGAAGCCCCCGTAGCGGGAGACGTAGTCGGAGTCGCTGAAGATCTGGGTGGGCGTGAACTCGCCGGCCTCGGTCTCGCCGATCACGAGGACCGTGCCGGTGCCGGCCCCCAACGTCTGCGCGGGGGTGACCTGATCGACGAGCGCGATCTGGGGCAGAGCCGCCAGCTCAGCGAGGGTCGGAAACTGCTGATAGACCTTTTTGGCGACCACGGCGGCAGGTTACACGGGCCCCCAGTGAGGCCCGCCGCCTGCGACTGCAACGATGGCCCGCTGTCTGTCGACGGCGCGGCGACGATGGGCGCCACGCGGACGAAATCGCGGCGCGCAGCACCTACGCCAGGCCGGCGTCGACGTGGGGGCGGAGGATCTTGGGCCGCGTGATCAGGCGGAGGACCGGGACCAGGCAGGTGAGCCCGGCGACCAGCGCGTAGATGTTGGCCTGCGCCTTGTCGCCGTCGTCGCGGTTCATCAGCGAGACGAGCCCGATCCGGACCTGCGCGCCGTAGTAGGCGGTGACGTTGACGGCCCGGCCCATGCGGTCGGTCTGCGGCTCGGCGAGCCAGTCCTCGAGCTCGGCCCGGAACGCGCGCCGGTCGTCGCGGTGGGCGAAGGTCATGTGGACGGCGAGCTTGACCGTGGAGAACGCCTGGCGAAACAGCACCGTGCCCTCGCCGAATTTGTCGGCGGTGTCCTCGAGGTAGCGGGCGGCGGACACCTCGTCACCGAAGTCCTGGTCGTCGGCCTCGAGGATCGTCGCGGTCGCGGGGAGCATCTCGGCCTCGTTCGGGGGCCAGTCGATGTAGATCGTCGTCATCTTCACCTGGCGCCCGTTGGGGCTGCGCCCGGTCACCACGTTCTCGTCGTCCTTGACGGTGGCGACGATGCCCTCGAGCAGTTGCGAGACGGCCAGCTGCGCGGCGAAGAGGCTGGGGATCTTGCGAGCCGGGTCGACGGACACCGCCGACGGCTGATAGGTGACGCTCGCCTCGTCGTCGGGGTGCGTGGTGGATGTGAAGCCGTCCGGATTTTCAGAGGTCGTCGCCATGAGTCAGGGCTACTCGCGCCACGCGGCGGCGTCAATCGTCTCGCTCACGCATCGATCATCTGGTAGCGTGGCTCCGATGCAAGAGGGGTTGATGAGCGAGGGTGAAACAGTCGAGCGGACTCCATCAGCCAGCGGCTGGTCTGACCGGCCAGCAAAGCGCGTGGCCATCGAGGGGTACAGGTACAGCCGCCGCTACGTGCTCGTGCCCGAGGCCGACGTCCTGAAGACCGGCCGGAACGGCAAGGTCTTCGGCTACAACGTGCGGACCCTGGCGAAGCTCGTTGGCATGAGCACGAGCAACGTCTCGAAGGACATCGCCAAGGGCCTGGTGAACCCGTGGGACCTCGCCTCAATCCTCCGGTGGGTGATCCAGCGCGTGAAGCCCCCGGCGGAGGTCGACATCGAGACGGCGCCGCCGCTGTGGCGCCACTTCGACAAGTTCAGCCTGATCGCCGGGCCGACTCGGGGCCCCATGGGGGCGAACCAGATCTACCTCGCGGTGCAGATGCCGTCGCACCCCGCCAGCGAGGAGATGGTCCGGCTGTTCTGGGCGCAGCGCGGCAAGCTGGCCAGCTTCCGCGGGTCCAGCTACGAGCTGGCGTGGCGGATGTTCGAGCTCGACGGCATCAGCCCGGAGAGCCTGCTGCCCCACGCCGACAGGAGCGGGCGCATGCAGCCGCACTCGCGAATCCGCATGGCGGCCCGGGTCCTGCGCCGACTCGTCACCGCGGGCGTGCTGGTGCACGACGAGGCGGCCAAGTCGTGGGCGATGGCCCCGTTCCCGGCGACGCTCGAGGAGGTGACCGACGCCCTGCGGGTGGAGGGCTTCGGCGAGGCCGAGATCCGGGGGCACCACATCGGGATCGGGCGCGACCTATTCGCCCTGTCGGCCGCCCGGCGCCTGCTCGCGTACATGCGGACCAACCGCCTGAAGTCGACGACCTGCGGCCGCGACAAGCGGCTGTGGATCGTCAACGGCATGGAGCGGGCGTTCCACGGCTACAAGGAGCGCCGGATCTTCAGGCGGTCCGGCGAACCCGCCCCAGAGGATCCCGCGCCACGCGCCTGAGCGCGGCGTCGTAGTTCTTGGCCGCCTCGCGCTGGAACTCGTCCAGCGCGTCGCGCAGCAGCCACTTCGGCTTCGTGCCCTTCTTGCTGATCTTGCGGGCGATGCCCAGCGCGAGGCCGGCGATCATGTTCGCGTGGCGGAGCGTCCGGGCCGGCTTGCTCCGGTAGATCTTCGCGTAGAGCTTGATGTTCGCGCGCAAACGCTTGCGCTGCTTGCCGCCGGTGACGTCGCCGGTGATGCGGTGCGACTTCGAGGTGGCCCGCAGCGCCTCCGCGCGGCCGACCGTCGGGGGCTTCCTCGGCCGGATGCCCTTGGCGAGGATCCACTTCTCGATCGCGTCGACAGGGGGCATGCGGCCCGCGCCGCGGCCGGCCTCGACGAAGCTCGCATAGGGGCTGGTGTTCGCCGTGGCTGCGCCGCCAGGGAAGCGGACGACCTTCCACTGGCGCTTGAACTGGCCCGTCGCGTCGACCTTCTGGGCCGCGGTCACCTGGACCATCCTGGCGACGCCCCAGCGCGCGGTGGTGACAGCCGCCTGCGCCATCGCCTTCTGGACGTTCTGCAGGGTCTTGACCATCGCGCGGCCGAGCGCCGACGGGCCGCCCTTGACGGTGACCGTAGAGTCAGCCACGGGTGCTCCATGCCGCCATCACCATGGCGAGCGCGGCGAGGGCGAACAGCGAGGCCGAGACGGCGCTGAGGAGGCGGGCGACGTCCACCGAGGAGTCGCGGGCGACCGCGGCGAGGAGGAAGAGGCCCAGCCCGAGGGCGAGGTAGCGAGCGATCCGCATGTTCACGACGGTACCACCGTCGACGCGAACAGCGGGCCCTGCTCGTGGATCGGCGGGGGCGGCGTGGGCTCCGGGTCGTCCGCGCAGGCGGCCATGATGCGCTCGGCGAGCACCTCGCGGGAGCAGAGCTCGACCGCGGCGGCGATCACCGCGTCGGAGGCGGCGTCGCTCTCGGCGCGGCCCGGGGCGGGCGTCTTCGCGTAGGTCGTCAGGATCTTCGCCAGCTTGCGGGCGTCGGAGGGTTCAAGAAACGGGCGGGCCATGGTGGGTAGACGCCGGCCTGCGGCGGAGCTTCATGGCATGTCGCCGAGCACGTGCGGATCAAGCCCGAAGCTCTCCATCGCCTCGTGCGCGCCCATGCGCCGGACCGCTGATAGCTCGGCGGCCGCCCATTCCAGCGAGCCAGGAGGCCCGAGCGAGGGCATGGAGAACGTGATCTTGACCGGCGCCCCGCCGTCGCGGTCGGGCACCACGGCGTCGACGTGGACGACCCACGGCCACACCCGGGCGGTATCCCATGGCACCGGCGAGCCCGCGTGCGCGACGCAATCCTGCACCGCCCAGATTTCGGCGCCCGCGAACACGCCCACCGTGGCGTCGCGGATGAAGGTCCGGTCCTTGCCGGTCTTTGGGTCGAAGTGAACGTCGCCGGGCTCTGGCATCACCAGCAGACGCGGCCTGGGCGCTCGAGCTTCACTGGCCGAGCGCCTGCGCCAGCTGGACTGCAGCGGCGGCGAGGGTGAGCAGGGTGACGATGCCGGCGAGGGCACGGCCGTGGACGCCGTTGGATCGGGTCATGCCCTGATCTGGCACGAGCCCCGGCGGCGCGCGAGCGGGCTCAGGCGCGGTCAATGACGCCCCGAAGGCGGGCGAGGACCGCGTCCTGACCTGCACGGGTCGGCCCGCGCCCGAGGTCGGCGGCGGTGACCTCCCGGTCTGGGTCGATGCCGGCGCGCGCAGCTCGGCGCCGGAACCGGGCCAGCTTCTCGGGGCCCGGGCAGAATTTGCCGCCGCTCACCGCCGCGTGGATATTCGCCCATGTCGGCGCGCAGGCGCCGGTCTTGCGCATCTTGGCGGCCACCCTGGCAGCCGAGCGCTGGTAGACCAGCACGTCGACCACGGCGTCGCAGAGGACCATGGGGTCGGCGGTCTTGTCCCAGACCGCGGTGAAGTAGTTGGAGTTCATGCCGAACAGGCCGTAGGTCTGCCACCGCTCCGCGTCGGCGGCGAAGACGTTGCCCTCGTACAGCCCCCGGGTATGGCGCCAGGCGGCCGCGCTGCCCTCGATGTCCGGTTGGAGCCGGTGCACCAGCCCGCGCTGCAGCGAGCTCTCCCGGCTGGCCACGAGCAAGAGGAAAGCGGCGAAGTCCTTGGAGCCGCCGAGGTCCGCGACGGCGGCGAGGATGACCCGGCGCGTCTCGGTCTGCTCGGCGAGGGTGAGTCGCGGCCGCGGAGCATCGAGGGCATGGGCACAGGCGGCCGGCTTGGCCAGGGTCACGATCAGGGCGATGTCGATCAGCATCAGGTGACCACGACCGACGGTTTCGGCCGGCGGATGTTCAGCGACCGATCCTCGCCGCCGTCGCCGCGCGGGGTCTGCTGGGCGCCGAGCACGAAGGTGAAGAACATCTGCTCCGCGTCGTGATGGACCTCGCTCACAAGCACGAAGCGGTGGCGGGGGCTCTCCGGGTCGGTCGGGCACCGGCGCATCCGCTGGACCTCGAAGAACATCTCGCGGTCGTGGGTGTCCCCGCCCCACTGCACCCCCGCCGGCAGCTGGCCGCGCAGCGTGTTCTCGGTCGCCTGCTGCGGCGACACCTCGGTCAGGCGCAGCTGGCCGTCGGCGTAGTTGCCCGACTCCCCGAGCTCGCGCCCGACGCCGTCCATCGCGACCACACGGCAGGGGACAAGCTCCCGGCGCAGCACCTCTCGCCACTCGCGCTTCCCGGCCCGCTCCTGCCAGACGATCCAGACCCGATACGGGCGGAAGCCCAGCCGGTGGTTGATCCTGCGGGCCCGGTCGACCGTCGGCTGCAGCCGCACCCCGAGCGAGCACTGATACTCGGCCTCGGTCACCGGCTCGACGCCCGGGCCGCAAGGGTCCCTGCCGCAGTTGTTTTCCGCCATGGTGCGAGAGTACCCTGCGGCATGGCCCGCCTCCAAGGCTCACACCAGCAGCTTCTCCGCATCAAGGCGGGCCTGACGGCCGACGCCGACTACACCGACCCGACCGTGGCGATCCCCGGATACGCCGGGGAGGTCGGCTCTCTGCTCAGCGACGACCCGTCTCTGGCGAAGGGCTGGGCCATCGTCCCGCGCCGCTCCGACGGCAGCCCGCTGACGAAGGTCAAGATCAAGGTCACCTTTCGCGACATAGACGGTGACGAGGTCGCCGGCACCTACGACGCGACCGCGTGGGCCATCGTCCCGCGCGACGGCAGGGAGGGGAAGGCGACGAGCCGCCCCGGCGTCGAGTGGCTGGGCGCCGTGTCGGCGCAGCCGTCCAAGAAGCCGCTCATCCTCGACATCGCCAGCTTCGACGCGATGGGCCTGGCCTTCACCAGCATCACCGCCGTGGGCGCGACCACCGTCTACGTCTACGTCCAGGAGTGGGTGTAACCATGGCGCTCCAATCGATTGACGCGGGCGCGGGCATCGACAGCGCGCAGGTGCAGGCCTCCTGCGAGGCGGCGGTCGACGCAAAGACCCCGGGGATCGCGGACGCCGTGGCGCTCGTGGTCCCCGACATCGCGGGCATCACCGCGGCGCTGCCAACCGTGGCCCAGATCGCCGCAGCTGTCCCGGACGACGCGGCGGTCCAGACCGCCGCCGCCGCCGCCCTGTCCGCGGAAGTCGGCGGGGCGCTGATCACCGCGGCCCAGGTGACCAGCGCGGTGCCGACGGCAGCGGGCATCGCCACAGCCGTGGGGGCCCAGGCTGCATGCACAGCGGCGATCACGGCCGCCAACCTCCCGACTGCGGCGCAGGTTGCCTCGGCTGTCGGGGCGCAAGCCGCCTGCGCGGCTGCCCTGACCGCGGCCGCCGGCGCCGCCATCCCATCGACGGCCCAGATCCAGACGGCCTGTGATGCGGCGATCACGGGCGCACAGGGAGCGGCGATCCCGACCGCGGCTCAGATCTCCTCGAGCATCACCACGGCTTTCGTGGGTTCCAACGTGCTGCGGACGTCGGTGACGTTCTCGGGCGCTGGCACGACCGGCACGCTGGTCGCCGCTGCTGGTGTCGGCCTCCGGACCTACCTCGTGAGCGTGCTCGTCTCGTGCTCTGTGGCGCAGTCGACGTGGTCGCTCGTCTCCTCGGGCGTCACCAGCACCGGGACTCACAGTCTGCTGCAAAACAGCTGCGTGTCGTGGCATGCGCCCGCGGGGACATTCTTGTTCCGGTCCGGCAGCAACACCTCGATCACGATCACCAAGACGACTGGCGCGACGCTCGTCTTCGACATCGTCTACTGGCAGGGCTGAGGCCCGTACGGGCGCCGGGCCGACCCGGCGCTTTGTGTCAGCAGGGCTCGATGACGCGGCCGGCGAAGGTCCCGATCTCGCGCTGATACTGCGAGTGTCGGTACATGGGCACCCCGATCGTGTCGCTGAGCTTCTGGGCCCATTTGCGGTACTGGGCCTCCACGGCGCTCATGCCCTCCTGGCCGGCCAGCTGCGTGGAGCCGACGGCCAGCACCGCGAGGTCGCCGACCTGTTCGCCGAGCTGCTTCTCGATGCACTCGAGCTTCTCGACGATGGTTAGGATCATCTTCTCCGCCTCGGGGATGACGTTGTCGAAGGCCTTTTCCATGGCGAACGTCAGGTCGTCCGGGCCCGAGGGCAGCATGCCGCTGCGCAGCGTCTCGGTCGCCGTGATGAGCGGGTAGCCGAGATGCCGCTTGATGCTCGCGCGTTGAAAGGGTGTGAGTGGCATTACGGGTTCTCGTCGGCGTCAGCCATGCGCACGCGCATCGCCAGGAGGGCGGCCCAGATCCGCGGCTCGAGGACCTGCGGGCGGATGATTGCGCCGCGGGTGCGGTCGAAGCTCGGGTAGGTGACGTCCTGCAGGAGGCGGAAGCTCGCACTGGGGTTCTTGGCGAGGACCTGCTCGATCTGCTCGCGGGTCAGCGGCTGCTGCTCGGCCGCCGGGGTGTGCGGCGCCGACACGTTCAGCTCGGAGAACCGGGCCGACATCGACTCGAGCGCGGCGGTGTTGGCCTCGACCTGCTGGGCCATGGCCTTCAGCGCGGCGGAGGTCTCGGTCTGGAACGCGGAGAACCGCCCCAGCAGGACCTCCATCGGGTCCTTCGGGGCGGCTTGGGCGGCCTGCTCGGCCTGGTTCTTGTCTCTGCTCATGCGGGGTTCTTCCCTCCGCACGGGAGCATATCAGGTCGGCACGAGGGCGAGGATGTTCCCGAGGCCGACGGTGCGGCCGTCGGCGGTCATCGGGTACGGCGCCTGGCTGTACGTGATCTTGGCCGCGGTCACGGCGTCGGTCCCGTAGAACGTGATCGTGGCGATGCCGTTCACGTCGTAGGCGACGGTGCAGGTAAGGGTCCGCAGGGTCGCGCCCTCGGGCCCGATCGTGAAGATGCCGGTCGCGTTGCCAGCGGTCGCCCACACGGCCTCGATGCGACCCGGCACGTCCATCACGAGAACGTTGGTCGTGACCGTGCGGGCGGAGGCGTCCGTGATCGGCTTCAGCTGCCCAGCGATGAAGGTGCCAAGCTGCACGAGCGACATGGAGGCGTGCGCAGTGTTGGCGTTGAAGAGGTCGATCTGATCTTTGATCGTCTGGTTGATGTCGGACATGGGTCGGGGTCTCTCAGGTCAGGAGGTTGGATGGGCGGCGAACTCAGGACTCGCCGCGGGCCCCGACAGGTCAGGCGTGGACGATGACGACGGCGCGCTTGTAGCGGGCGTTGCGGGTGGTGGTCGCGGGCTTGGCGGGGTTGTAGCCGCCGCCGTACTGGTCGCTCGGCAGCACCTGGTCGCCGATGAACTCCCACACGGTCTTCACCATGTCCTGCAGGGCGTTCTGCGGCTTATTGATGATGAAGCGGACCGCCTCGTCGAGGATGGCGGACATGTTGTCGGCCGAGACGTTGAACCCGCCGATGAGCTCGCCCTGCATGCCGGCGGCGCTCATGAACTGACCCGGGGGCTTGTACAGGAGCTCGCCGCAGTCGGCCCCGAAGATCACGGTGCGCTCGATCTTCACGCCCTGGGCGTTGACGACCTCGCCGTAGATGCCGTCCGCCAGCTTGGCCAGCGGGGCGCCGTCCGGGCGGCTCGACTGCTGGTTGCCGGTGTTGCCCTCGTCGGGGCTGAAGTTGTTGTCGATGAAGGTGCAGCCGAGGGCCGATCCGAGAACGAAGTCGGCGAACTGCTCCGACTCGCGCGACTGCAGCATGCGCTGCAGCTCGTTGGCGTCGAACATGTCGTTCGTGCCCTTGCTGCCGATGTGGCACTCGTACTTCATGTTGCCGACGCGGGGGGTGCCGTACTTCTTCAGGACGGACACCGCGTCGCGGATGGCCTTCGGGGTCAGCACGTCGTTGTCGCTGATCGCGTCGACGCTGGTACCGCCGCCGGCGTAGATGACGACCGGCGCGTCCATGGCGACGACGGTGTCACCGGCGTTGTAGGCGGCGTTCGCCGAGAGGGTCAGGGTGCCCGAGCCGTACGGGAACGCCGGGTCCACCGGGGTCGCCGCGACGACGAGCGCGTAGGTCGCCGCGCCGATCAGGATCGGCTTCGGGTTCGTCGGCGACACGTCGAGCAGGAGGCTGTCCTTCATATTCTCGGTGAAGCCGAGGATCGAAGAGACCTCGAGCGTGGTGCCGGCGCCGCTGGTGTTGTTGGCGACCGCGTGGCCGCCACCGTACGCCGCGAACAGCTTCTGGCGGTACAGACCGTTCATGGTCTGCGCGCAGTTGATGCCGAGCTCGTTCGTCTTGTCGGCGAAGTGGCCCGGGAGCGCGGCGGCGGCGACCTTCAGGTCGATGTCCACGCCCTCATTCCACGCGGTGCACTGCGCCTTGTACTGCTCCTTCTTGCTCGACTTGCCGACCGGGTCCTTGCCCGGGGTGGCCGGCTTCAGGTTGACCGAGAGGGTGCTGCCGCGGTTGAAGGTCCGCGTCTCGCCGTTGTTGGCGTCCCAGATGGTGCGCTTGGCGAACGCGCGGCCATACAGGAGCTGCTCGATCATCGGGAGCAGAAGCTGGGCGTGGAGCTGGTTCTTCTGGACGATGCCATCCAGGAATCCCAGCGCGGGGATAAACGACGAGAGGTTCTTGATGGACATTGTTCAGGCTCTGCGGGTGGCGGTTCAGTTGCTGCGCATGCCGGCTCGCGCCAGCTGTTCACGGATCTTGCGGGGGTCGCGGGACGAGATGTCAATGACTCCGGTCTCGTCCTTCTTCTCGGGGGCCTTCACGCTCGAGGCCGTCTTCCCGCCGCGGGTGTCGGTCGACGTCTTCTTCGTGGCCTTCTCCTCGCCGTCGTCCTCGACCTCGGTCTTCTTGGCGGCGGCAGTACTGGCGAACAGGTAGCCGTCGGACTTCTGGATCGCGGCGATGATGTCGGCCGGGTCGGCGTCGGGGTCCTTCGCGCGTGCTGCCGTGAAGGCGGAGATGACCGACTCGCGCGCGACGTAGCCGGCCGGCTTCACGCCCGCGGCGTCCATCGCGTCGCGCAGGGCCTCGCGGGCCTCGGCGTCGGCGGCCCGCTTCTCGGCGGCCTTCTGAGCGGTCTCGGCCTCCTCCTTGGCGACGCGCAAACGGTCGGCCTCGCTGAGCTTCTCGGCTTCGGCGGCCTTCTTCGCCTCGTCGGCGGCGAGCTTGCGCCCGCGGGCCTCGGCTTCGCGCGCGGCCTTGTCGATGGCCTTCTTGACCGCGGGGTCCTCGAGGTCGACCTTCGGCTTCTTCGCCTTGGCCTTCTTCTCGGCTTCGGCCTTGGCCTTGGCGGCTTCCTCGTCCTCGTCGGTCTCGACGTCGGTGTCCTCGGTCTTGCCGGACTCGTCCTTGCCGTCGGTCAGCTTCTCGCCGTCCTTCTCGTCGGTCTCGATCTCGGTGTCGTCGGTCTTGGTCGCCATGGTGTTACGCCTGCTGGCCCGTCACGAGCCATCCGACGGTGAGCGCCCCCTTGACGGCCACCGCGGTGAAAGGAGTGTCTTTGGGGGCCTCGATCAGAAGCATCCCCTGGAGCGGGATCTCGAAGGTGTCGCCGTCGCAGGTGAGTCGCACCCAGTAGCTGGGCGCCGTGTCGCTCGTCGGGGCGATGAGCACGACGCGGCCCTCCCACCCGGTCGGCAACGGCAGCGCGACGTACGCGTTCTCGTCGTCGAAGGTCTGCGCCATGTTCGACGGCGCCCCCTTCGTCAAGGCGCTCGTCGCCTGCAGCGCCAGAAGGAAAGCTGGGCCCGTGCTCGATCCGCCCCCGGGAGGGCAGCCGCACTTGCCGTACTTCACCTCGAGGACCGCACCGTCGAGGACCACTGAAAGCTCAGTGCTCACAGCAGGAGAGTAGCGGCGCCCCCAGATCGGGGGAACGCCGGCCCCGGGCACAGCGCTGCAACGCGATCGCCGTGTGCACGCGAGCGGCCGGCGCTCGGCGTGCATCACTTACGGGCGCCGCTACGCGCCTTGACGTGCTGCGCGAGCAACGGACAGCAGCGCCGTGACGTCGTCGATGCTCCGCGGGCGGAGGACTCGGTCGGGGCGGACCTTCCGAAGCGTCGCCGGGACCGAGGCCGGCGGCAGCATGGCGGGGCCGTACGGCGTCCTGATCCGGACGCCGCGGGCGTCGACGGCGAGCACGCGGAACACCATCCCGCCGAAGTCGAGGAAGGCCCCGGGCGTCACCCTGTCGAGCGGCACCCCGCCGCCCTCGGCGAGCAGGACGGACGTCGCCGCCGCAGCCTGGCGGATGCGCAGGTCTCGGTACTCGGTCTTCGCCTGCTCGAGTTGCATCGCCATGGGGTCGACCGCGGCGCGGCCAAGCCCGAGCTCGGGCCCGATCTTCTGCGTGGTGATCAGGCTGCGGATCTGGGCGGCGAGCAGGAGCCGCTGCGCGGTCAGGCCGGCCAGCATGGCGCGCTGCGGGGAGGGCTTCTGGGCGCGCTCTGCCGGCCCCCCGATTCTGGTCTGCAATAAGACTTTTTCGAGTGGCAAATCGCTTTTACGCGATCTGGCCACCTGGTCGGGCGGCACCCGGATCGGCGGCGCCGCGGGGAGGTCCGGGGTGGCGACGAAGCGGGCATCGCCGGCGGCGGTGTGCCGGTCGAAGTCGGGGAGGCTCTCGCCCCAGCTCGCGCGCCAGCCGACCACGATCTCGCGGTCGTGCGGCCTGTTCGGCGGCGCCATGTACAGCCGCCCCTTCGGGTCCTTGAACGGCTCGCTGACGCGGCGGACCTGCCCGTGCAGGGCGACCGAATCCCAGGCGGTCCGCTGGTCGAATGTGGCGACCAGCTTCTTCAGCATCGGCGCGGCCGGGTCGTCCTCCTCAATGAGCGCGGCGAGGGTCGTGCCGTTGTAGGCGGCGGACGTCTCGGTCACGAGGATGCGGTCGACCTTCCACTGCGCCTTCCCGACGACCTGCGCCGTGGCCTTCCAGACCTCGCGCCTGGCGACGTCCCAGCGCTGGCCGGTGAGCACGGCCGACGAGATCGCCTGCTCGATCTGCATCACCGTCTCGGCGCCGTAGCGGGCGAAGCTGCGGCCGAACTCGCGGAGCCGGACCTGCCCGAGCTCGGCGCTGTGCTTCTCCCACCACGCCAGGGTGTCGAAGCGCAGCGGGCGGGCAGCGCCGTGGAATTTCTCGTCCAGCATCCGCAAGTACTCGGCGGTCCGCCCCTGCGCGGCCTTCATGACCGGCGGCAGGCCGAAGCGGAGGTCCTGCTGGTGCGCCAGCGCCAGCGACATCACGCCCGCCTGGAGCTGCGCGCGGGTGGCCAGCGCTTCGGCCTCGCCCCACGACCCCCGGCGCGCCTTGAACAGCTGCCGGTCGATGCGGGCCAGCGCGTCGTCGGTCGTCTTCTTGGCCCGCGCGGTGAGCAGCCGCTGCGCCTGCTCGATGTCCCGGTGCTGGGCGTCGACGATGTCCTGGGCGGTGATCACAGCGCGACCGTCAGGCTGTTCTCGAAGAACCCGAGCAGGGGCGGGCTCAGGGTGAGCTCGAAGGGAACCAGCGCGGATGCGAAGTCTACGTCGTCCACGATGGCCGCCGCAGCGACCCCGAGCAGGCTCCGCGACGCTGCGGTGTCGGCATCGATCGCCGTGGCGAGGGTGGGATAGTGCCGCTTGATGTGCCCGACCCCGACGGCGGCGAGCGCCGAGGACTCCCGGCCGGACGTGTTGGAGTCGGCCCAGTTGCGGCGCATCACCAGGATCGTGTTGTACAGCGCGGCCAGCAGCATGCCCGGCAGGCTATCACTCGGCGGGCTCGGTCGCCTCCTCCGGCTCTGCGTCGCCGCCAGGCTCGGCCTCGGGCCCTTCGTCCTCCTCGCCCTCGTCCTTGTCGGTCTCGTCGTCGGCGACCTCCTTGTCCCCGGGGAGCCCGCCAGGGGTCAGGCCGGTCTCCATCAGCGCGGCCTTGCCCTTCGCCTTCTCGTGGCGGATCCGGCGCTTCTCGGCGGCGGCATCGCAGGACCCGCGCGCGGCCGCCAGGGCCTCGATGCCCGACTCCTTGCTGAGCAGGCCGCCGGAGTTCGCCGCGTTCAGGGCCCCGACAAAGGAGACGAGCTGGGTGGGCGAGAGCAGCTGGCGCGGCGGCCAGATCACGTTGACGTAGGAGGCCTCGCCGACCTCGTAGGGCTTCGTCGAGATCGACGGCTCGCTGTCCAGGTCGTCCTCGTCGTCGGGCTCGTCGATCGTGACGTCGGGCGGGAGCCGCAGGCCCTTCGCCCCGGGCGCCGCCTTCTCGGCATCGAGCACGCCCATGCTCTTGCCCAGGGTGCGGAATATGTCGCAGATCTCGCGGATGCACCGGCGCAGCGGCGTCTGGAGCAGGTCGCACTGGGCGTCCATCTGGCGGAACAGCATCAGGAAGGTCTCGACGGCGATGTTGCTCGTCGCCCATTCCATGTCCGGCAGGATGCAGTTGCAGGCCTGCAGGATCTGGAGCTTGAGCTTCGAGGCGGTCACCCAGCTGTTCGTGACGCCGTCGCCGGCCGACTCGATCAGCTTCACGTCGCCGTCTGGGGTGCCGGTGATCTCGGCCCCATGGCCCTTGCGGACCGGGCCGCCCCGCTGCAGCCAGTGCATGTGGTCGCGCCGGTACAGCGTCGGCGACGCGTTCGCCTTCGTCGCCCGGACGGCGAACGACTGCACCCGGTCCAGCTGGTCGCACAGCTCGAGCACCTGCGGCGTCTGCAGGTCGTAGGTGCCCTCGGGCTCCCGGCTGTTGTGGGTGTTCTGCAGCCAGACCACGGGGCAACGGCCCATCTGGTGCTCGTACTGCGTCTTGACCGGGATCGGGCCCTCGTGGTCGGGGTCCACGTCCTCGTAGATGGTGACGTGCGTCTCGTCCCACTCCTTCGTGCGCACCTTCGGCTTGCTCTCGACCCGGCCGTCCTCGTCGGGTTCCTGCTCGACGTTCACCGTGTCCTGGTAGATGGCCCGCTTCGGCTTCCACCCCGCCGAGTCGCACCACTCGGTCACGTGCATCTCGTGGGCCCAGTAGGCGGTCATCGAGAGCTCGCCGTCGATGACCGCGGGCACAAGCGCGGCCGCGGCCTGGACCCCGGCGTAGTTGCGGGCCTCGGTCAGCACGGCCCAGCCGTCGCACTGATCCCAGCAGGCGGCGAGGTAGCGACTGGTCCGCGGGTCGCTCGGGGTGGCGAGCTGCGGGGAGCGGCCGAGCAGCGCGGCGGTGAACGCCGAGATGACACAGCGGGGCATCGGCGCCGCCGCGTTCGGCCGCCGCGCCGAGTAGCTCCACGCGTCAGCGTTCAGGTTCGTGCTCTGGTAGGCCCCATAGTCGAAGCGCTCGGCGAGGTAGCGCCCCTTGTCGCTGCGCGGTGCGCCGTCCCACGAGGCCGGCGCCGCGTCGTGCTGCTCTCCTCCCCAGAAGGACCGCAGGGCCAGCAGGGCCAGGGTGCGGGGATCGTTGGAGTAGTCGAGAACGCAGACGGCCGACCCCGGGAGGTCGGCCGCGTCGGAAGCTGTGGAGGCGGCCATCGGCCGCGACTGTATCAGGTCGCCACGAACAGGAGCATCGAGGAGATCGCCGAGGCGTCGACCATGTCCACGATGCCCGTGATGACCTTCCCGCTGCCAACGTGGAAGGCCAGCGTCTTCTTGCCGTGGATGTGGCGGACCAGCTTCGTGGGGAGGTCATAGGGGCTGGTCGGCACCTTGATCACGGTCGTGAGCGGGCCCGCCGAGAACGTCAGCCCCTCGATCCGGCAGGTCTTGGCCCGGCCCTTCTTGGACATCCAGGTGATGCCGGTCCAGCGGGGCCCTGCCTTCTCGGCCGTGGCGCCCGCGGTCGCGTCGTGCCCCGCCACATTGACCTCGTGGAGGACCTCGTGGAGGACCTCGGCCTCCCACTCCAGCCGGTCCCCGAGGTGCTTTGCCTCGTACCGGAGCACCTCGCCCGCGAGCACCACCTTGTCGGCGGCGTCGACGAAGCGCACCGTGCGGCCTGCCTTGAACGGGAGCCCGGTCATGCCCACGCAGGAGCCCGAGATGTGGGTGGCCCACACCCGACCGACGCGGTCCTGCGTCGCGCTCGCGCCCCGCTTCCAGCGGCGGGCGTCGGCGATCTTGAAGCGCGAGTCGCCGTCAGCAACGAACAGCGGGGTCTGAACCGTCTTCGCCGGCTCCGCGCGGGCGGGCGCCTCCACCCACTCCTCGCCGTCGTGGATCAGGTAGCGGACCTTGGTCCCACCGGGGAGCGACACGTTCCACCCGAGGATGCGGAGCGCGTCCTCGCTGGTCTTGCTCTGCCGCACGCTGGCCTC